ATCGCCCGTGAAAGGGCCATGATCAGTGCCACGATGCCGTCGATCTTGTTTTCTGCTCGCTCCTTGCGCGGGTAAATGTTGTCTTTGACGTCCGTGTGGGCCACCACGTTGCTGGCCATCCAGGCCAATACCGGGTCGCCGTCATGGACGAGCTTCTTTTGCAGGACCAGGGCTTCAAGCGTCTTCATCGGTTCGCTGAAATTGAGCACCGTGGGACGCACCTCGATCATGGGCAGGCCCTCAGAGAGCATCCGGGTGGACAGCTGTGTGGCCTGAAACGGATCGAAGGCTACGGCCTCTACCGAGAACCGGGATGCGATGTCCAGCAAATCGGCCTCGATCCAGCTGAAGTCGATCACGTTGCCCGGCGTCACAGACAGGCGTCCGGTATGGGCCCAGCCCTCGTACTGGCTGTTGCCAGCAGCTTGGACCGTGTCCTCGGGCAGGTAGTACTTGCCAAACACGGCATATGCGTCAGGTGTGTCGGGGTGCTGGAACACCATGACCAGCGCCGCAATGTCCGTCTTGCTGGCCAGGTCCAGGCCCACCCAACAGGGTTGCCCGAGAAACTGGTCCAACTCCAGATCGGGGTTGGTGCCCGCGTCCCAGGCCCTCATGTCCATCCAGGCCTTGTCCGCGCTCACCCACTCATTGAGGTGCTTGGTCTTGAAGTTGTTGACCGCGCTGGGCAACTGCATGGCCTTTGCCTGCAGGGGCACCAGGATCTCCTCGCGCACCGAGATGCCCCAGTTGGGGTTGGCCTTGATGAGGGAGTCCTTGATCGTCCAGTCATCCCCTTCATCGAGGCCGTAAATGATCCCGAACTGAGAGTCGTCCTCGAACACCCGGTTCAGGAGTTTGGTGACAAAGCTCCTGACCTCATAACAAATCCCTGAGCGGTTGCTGCCAGCCGTGGTGATGACCCACAGCAGCGAGTTGTCCCGCTTGCCGGTGCCGGTTTCCACAACGTCATAGACCGTTCGGGTCTTGTGGGCGTGCAGCTCGTCAATGCATCCGAAGTGGATGTTCAGGCCGTCCAACGTGGAGCCCTCTGCTGAGAGCGCTTCGAACTTGGAGCCGGTTTGCAAGACATGCATGTTGTGCGCACCGACGTTCACAGCAAACCGGTTCCGAAATCCCGGGCTCAGGCGCGCCATGGTCTGGGCATCTCCAAAGACGATGCGAGCCTGATCGCGGGTGGTGGCCAGCGAGTACACCTCAGCGCCACCCTCGCGGTCGGCCGCCAGCATGTACAGACCCACCGCCGATGACAGGGTGGACTTGGCATTGCCCCTTGGCACCTCGATGTACGACCGCCTGAAACGCCGCTTGCCGTCCGATTTGACCCATCCGAATACCGTGGAGAGGATGAACACCTGCCAGGGCTCCAGAACGATCATCTGACTGGCCAGTGGGCCTTTGACGTGGGGCAGACGCTCAATGAAAGCGCACAGGTTGTCGGCTGGCCTGTAAGGCCTGCCGTAGCGGTCCACCAGTTCAGGGTTGAACTGGTAGATGCTGCTCTTGCGTTTGAAGCGGATCAGGTCATCGAGCTGGCGTTTACAGGCCTTTTGAACCCACTCGCAGGTCAGGATCTCACCTGATACGACGCGCTGTGCATATTGTTTGGCGCTCGCGGCGTATGTGCTCATCTGTTCTACCCAACAATGTCCTCCCAGAGATCGAGCTCTTCGCCCGGTCGCTCGTTTGGAATGGAAATGCGCGAGCGAGACGCTGGAGTGAACCCCATCTCGATCGCAGCCTTGGTCATGATCTGTGCCTGCTTGTTGGCAATGGCCAGGTACGGCGACTGCATGGGCACGCCGCTGTGGGGCGCCTTCACCAAGAGCCCCGTTTTGCCGATGCCTGCCTGGGCCTGTCGGTACAGGTCTGCCGCGCAGGCCCAGATTTCCAGCACAGACATGTCCAGCTTGCGAATCAGGGTGGGCGGCGCACATTCAAGCGCGTAGCGCCAAGCAGCCTTGGCACCCTCAGGCATGTAGTCCGGAGGCTCGACCAGCAAGCCCTCTGGGATGGGCTCGTGGTAGTTGGTCCGGCATGGCTGCAAGGTCCCCTTGATCTGCTTGACTTGAGTCGGCAGTGGCTTGCGTCCGCCCATAAATCACCCGCTTGGTTTGATGTTCATTTGATGCACGGCCTTTGCTGCGCAGAGTCTTTGGAAAAGGGGATACCCCCCCTTGTTCAATTTGCACGCATAAAAATTTGCGCAAGCCCACGCATCTCGGGCGCCAGTCTGTAGAGATTCAGACCCCCTACCCCCTCAGGACGGGGCCTGGTTGCGCAGAAAAGCCGTCTCTGAGGCGGTCTTGGCGTTGTGACAGGGCACGCACAGGCTCTGCAGGTTCGCTCGCTCAAAGCGCTCACCGCCAAGCTTTACCGGAACGATGTGATCGACCACCTTGGCGGGCTGGAGCACGCCCTTGGCTTGGCACCTGCAGCAAAGAGGGTTATCCCGTAACACCGCTGCACGTGTGTTGCGCCACCTGGTCGATTGATAGAAGCCCAGCTCGGTGTCGAACCCACGCCGCGCACGCCCGTACTCACGGTGCACTTGGGGCTGGTGATTGGTGCAGTAGCCGGGCACGTTCAGCACCTGCGCGCAACCCGGATATCTGCATGGAGTAGGCGCACTTCGCGGCATCTCAATCGGCTTTCAAGAATTAAGCGACAGCTAGAAAAATTGACTTGGCTTCATCTTGATTCAGAGCGTCAATCCATCAGATTGGATTAACGAAAGGAATCAAACAATGAAACAAAACAAAGACATGAACAAGCTGCTGGAGCAGATCGCCAAAGAGCACTTGTTCATCGAAACGCTGGAGACCCAACACCGCGATCGCCTGGACTTTCACGACGTCGCAGTCTGGTCCATCAAGGGCGCATTGGAGGCTGCTTACGCCGCAGGGATCGAAGCAGCAAAAAACACATCAACAACATCGAAAGGCAAACAATGAAACTCACGGACACCCAACGAGCTCTGCTCGAAGCCGCCGCGCAGCATCCTCAAAAGAAACTGACCAACTTCCCCGACACCCTTAAGGGTGGTGCACGCATCAAGGTGCTCACGGCCATGCGCAACGCACAGCTGATTGAGGCCAGCGCGTCAGAGCCCGAGGTGTATGTGGCCACAGCCACAGGGTTGCAAGAGATCGGCATCACCACTCAGCCACCACGCACAACACGCGAAGGCACCAAGCAAGCCGTGCTGATCGAGTTGCTCAGCCGATCCGAGGGCGCCACGCTGCCGCAGATGACCGAGGCCACAGGCTGGCAGGTTCACACCGTGCGCGGCGCGATGGCAGGCGCACTTAAAAAGAAGCTGGGGCTAGAAATCACCTCAGAGAAGCAGACCGGCACAGACCGCGTCTACCGAATCACCACCACAACCGTTTGAGGACCTCATGAACCCCATCTCTATCACCATCGAATCCAAGCCCACGACCATCAACTTTGATGGCCGCGAATTGCAGGTTCAAAAGCTCAGCATCCCGCTGCCCTTTGGCCGAAAGCCTACAGACATCTCAGACATTGCCGCTTGCGGCGTCGAGGCGGTCTACGTGACCGAGATCCGGGAGATGGACCCCGAAGAATTTGATGGCTTCAAATTGAACCTGGGCAAGTCACGCGACTGGCTCAAAGGCAAGGGAGGCAATTACTGGGATGGCCGGTTGTGCGTGATGGTGCGCGCACCTGGTCGCCCCTACTTGTTCATCGATCCATCCGGAGGAGACAGCGTTCGCTACCTCGCGCGTTTGGGCTGATCAGTCACAAATAAGCAACTAATCAGAAAGATTTGATGAATCGCTTTACTTCTCACGCAGGTAGAGCGTTCATACAGTCATCGCAACAAGGAGAACCAAATGGCAGCCATCAACACCACAACGAAAATCGAAAATAACTACGACCGCTTCATCGCAGAATTGACAGCCCTCACCCGCAAGTACGGCGTAGCCATTCAATCGGTCGGGGGCGTGTACCTGGCTGACGAGCGCGGCGAGTTTGACAAGCTCACCTACAACGCCGACATCACGAGTGGCGACCTATACCCGAATTTCTCGGGCAACTGAGATCAGGCGCTAGCCACCGCAGGGGCATCCTGCCCCTGTGCAATAGCTGCACTGATGGCCAGCTCACCGAATTTCGCACCATCGTCCTCACGAACCGCCTGCTGGCCGGTGTAGTCCTCCCAGCGTTTGATGATCACATCCACGAACTTGGGATCGAGCTCAATGAGGCGAGCCTGACGCCCGGTCTTCTCACTGGCGATCAGGGTAGTTCCAGAACCACCAAACAGGTCCAACACGATGTCCCGGCTTTTCGAGGAATTCTTGATGGCTCGCTCGACAAGCTCGACCGGCTTCATGGTCGGGTGCAGGTCGTTGACCCGGGGCTTGTTGTAGTTCCAGATGTCCGACTGATCCCGGTCCCCGCACCAGAAGTGGTCCGAGCCCTGCTTCCAGCCATATAGGATCGGCTCGTACTGTCGCTGGTAATCCGCGCGACCGAGCGTGAAGGTGTTCTTGGACCAGATGATGAACGTGGACCACTTGCCTCCTGCCTTGATCCAGGCCTTTTGCAGGGTGTGCAGCTCGGACGAGCTCATGCACACGTAGCAGGCGCCTTTGGTGACCAGGAGCAGGTTCAGGCAGGCGTCGTAGAGGAACTGAAAGAACCCCTCACCCAAATCGTCGTTCATGATGCGCCGGTCTTTGCCGCGCATCTTGTCCTTGGCGCTGTTGCCGTAGTCCACGTTGTAGGGTGGATCGGTAAAGGCCATGTCGGCCAGTTGGCCACCCATGAGGCGCTCCACATCCGACAGGACCGTCGAGTCGCCACAAAGGAGGCGGTGGTTGCCGAGAATCCACAAGTCCCCAGGTCTGGAAACAGGATCTACTGGTGCTTCTGGGATTGCGTCATCCTCAGTCAAACCACCGCCTGACTCGTCGCCGTTGAGCAGCTCTTCGAGCTCCTTGTCGGTGAAACCCATCAGGTCCAGATCGAAGTCGGCCGCTTTGAGCTCGGCCAACTCGAGTTTCAAGAGCTCGTCATCCCAGCCAGCGTTCTCGGCCAACCGGTTGTCGGCCAGGATGTAGGCCTTCTTCTGCTCGGGCGTCAGGTGCCCCAGCTCAATGACCGGCACCTCCTTGAGACCGAGCTTGCGCGCAGCCATCAAGCGACCGTGGCCAGCAATCAGGCCCTTTGCACCGTCCGTGAGGATCGGGTTGGTCCAGCCGAACTCGGTGATCGAGGCCGCGATCTGTGCAACTTGGGCATCGCTGTGGGTTCGGGCATTGCGCGCGTAGGGGACGAGCGCGTCCACTGGGACCATTCGGATCTCAGGATGATTCATAGGGGTGACCGGTAAAATCGACCGCAAAACGAGAATGTTCTGCAGTGCAAATCAAAGTAATTCGCGGGGTTCTGGCCCGCAAAAGCCCGACTGAGGCCACAGCATCCGGAGCAGGCTTTACGCCGCTGGTTGCTGAGACCTACGAAGTGGGATCAGAAATTCATAGCCGTCTGGAAGTTCTCCGCGAGGGAAAACCGACTGAGTACCTGCCGCTTGAAAAGCTGGCGGAGTACGAGGCCTCTGGAGAAATCGAAGTTCATCGATAGGAGTCGGACAACAGTCAGTATACGTCGATGTCATCGACTGTCTTTGACTCTTTCTCAACTGTTTATCGACTGTTCCCGGGAAGTTTCGAGATGTCATCGACTGTGTGTGACTGTCATCACTGTCTTTGCACTCGTTTGTCCACCGTAGATGAAAATGTAGCTGCAAATCGGCGAAATGTTGCAGCGTGTTTTGGCCCCAAAAACCGCGCATTCACGCTTGAGCGTCAATAGCGCCGCGCATGACCGCCAAAACACGCTAATTTCCTCTCCAGATGACAGGCCTCACTTTTTGAGTGGCTGAGCCTGCCGGTTGAGCAGATCAGCCACCACCTGCATGTCCCGCTTCCATCGTCTCCACGCTGTGGTGCGGTCACAGGCAAAGCGCTTGCTGATCTCCACCCAGTCAAAGCGTTTGGCCCGCATCCACACCAAGTGCCGCTCGTCCAGTTCAAGCAACTGCACCCAGCGCATCACTTCGAGCATGCGCTCCACATCCTGAGGGGACGGGGGCGGCAATCGGTACACCTTGTGCGGATCCGGATAGGCATCGCCTGGCAGGATCACGATGGGCCAGGTGCTGGCGTAGCCCTGCACCATCACGCGTGGCAATCGCCTGGCGGTTCTAGCCGCATCGACAAATCGGTCTGCCACCGTTTCAACTGTCCAGGCTTCAACCACGGCCGCCTCCCTTGGAGTGACCCTGGGCATGGCCTTGGCCGTAGAGCCGCTCGCCAATACTGCGAATGAGTTGGCGCTCCAGAAAGTCCAGGCGCTCGTCATCATCCGAGATGACCAGGATGTGCTGCTCGCGCCATCCCTGGCGCTTCGTTGCCTCGACATCCATGGGCGTGGCTTGCATGCGCCCAAGGGGCGATGGGTATCGTGCTGGAGGGATCTTCATACCTGCCCTCCAAACGAAATATTCCGGTGCGCCGCTGGGAAGTCAAAAGCGGACTTGTCCGGTTTTGACAATGTGACTGACGCTTTTGCCGCACTCAAACATCTATGACTCTTATCTGTATACGCGTATACGCGTAAAGAACAAATGTTCAATAGAGTCAGTTGTGTCAGAGAACTGGCCATCAGCTTGATTTTTGAAATCTTTTTCATTGGGTTTGTCTCTCAATCGTCGTTGTAGGGGTAGGCGCGCGAAGGCAGCGAGGTGGGCTGTTTGAGGTCAAGGCCCACATAACCGCGCACGCCCATGGAGTTGCGCCATTTCTCAAGGCGCCTGGTAAGCAAGGCATCCGAGAACCTGCGCTGGGTGCCCACGTACTCGCCACTGAGCTCGGCCCACTGCTTCCAGTCGTTGAAAAGCGTGGCCGTGAGAGCCTTGTGGCTGGGCCCTTGGTTGCAGCGCTCAGCGATCCACCTGCCCATGGCGTCCTCGGCTTCGAAGTACTCCTCGGTCGCCTCGGCTACGCTTTGGGGCTGCTTGAGTCCCAGCTTCTTCCACTGCAGGCAGCCCTCCAGCGCCCAAGCCAAGATGCCGTCACGCTCGGCCAGAAGCTTCTCGGTCAGGAGCGGATCACGCTTTTCTGGAGGGACCGTGATCGTGAAGGGAATCAGGTGCATGCGGCGGCGCATGGCCTCATCGATGTTGCGAATCGCGGGCTTGTGGTTACCGGCAATCAGGAGCTTGAACTGCGGCCTGTAGGTGAAGAAGTCCTGATGCATCAGGCGCGCCGTGATGTCGTCACCACCCGTGATCGCCTTGATCTTGGACTCGTTCCAGCGCCTGCCCTGCTCGGTTTCTGTCGCCGAGACGAAGCGAGCACCGCGCAGACCGGCCAGATCGGTGGGGTGACGATCGGTGCGCGACTCCATGAAAGTGTCCATTGGCGCATTGGCTGCGTAGTCACCCAGCACCGTGGAGATCACATTCACGAACACCGACTTGCCATTCGCCCCCGTGCCATAGAGGAAGAAAAGGGCGTGGGTGCTCAAGTCGCCCGTGAGGCAATAGCCCACCACGCGCTGCAGGTAGTCCTGCAGTTCTTGATCACTCCCCGTGACGTTGACCAGGAAATTTCGCCAGACCGGGCACTCGCCTTGCGGCGTGGCCGTGGTCACCTTGGTCATGCGGCGATCGCGGTCGTGCGGTCCACGCGCTCCGGTTCGCAGGTCCACAATGCCGCCGGGCGTATTGAGCAGCCAGGCATTGGCATCCCACTCGTCAACGGTGGCGCTTTGCCGGGGGTCAGATCGCACAAGACGCTCAACGGCCGAGATGGTGGCTGCACTGCCCATGCGGGCTTTCATGCGCGGCGTCTCGGCAAACATGGCGGCGCTGCGGCACACCGTGCGGCTCAAGTGCATGATGTACAGCTGCTTGTCCACGTTCCAGCGCACGCCATTCCAGACCAGCCATTTAGACCACGGGGCGCAGTAACGCCAGTCCTCGGCAAACTGGTGCGAGAACGCCAGAGCCAGCCCATCTTCGGTGGAATAGTCGATGCCCTCGATCGGCATGGCGATGTCGTTTGCGCCGAATTCACGCGTGATCGGCATACGCTCGCCCACAGCCAGAAACCCGGTAATGTCAAAGCCATCGGTCAGTGCATCGGCCACATCCCAGCCTTCGGGCTTTTCTGCGGGGGGTTGCAAGATGGCGCATGATTTGGCCCCTGCCTGCAAGATGGCCTGCGAGGCACGGTCCGCGTACAGCCAACCGGGCTTGTCCCGATCGGGCCAGATGAGGACATGCTTTCCAGACAGCGGCGACCAATCGGTTTTCTCGACTGGCGCATTGGCACCGTGCATGGCCGTGGTGGCACACACGCCGAACTCGAGCAGGGCCTGGGCGCACTTTTCTCCTTCGACCAGCACCACCTGATCGGCCTTGAGCATGCCGGGCTGGTTGTACAGCGGGCGTGGCTCAGGAGGCGTCATCTTGCGGCGGCGCACATCCCAGGGCCTGAACTCCTTGCGTCCAGGCTCAGGGTCATGCCGGTACACCACCGCGATGAGCTTGCCGCTGGCATCGTGGTAGTCCCACTTAGCTGTGGGCGGGCCCAGCTCATCGACCACGGGTGCCTTGGCCTTGCTTGCTGCCACGGCGCTGGGCGGCATGACCGAGACACGGCCGAGCCATTCCCGGGCTTTCTCCAGCACCTGCGGGAATTGGGTCTGAACATTGAGGCTGTAGTAGCGGGCGATCAGATCGAAGATGTCTCCGCCCTCGCCTGTGGCCCGATCTGTCCACAGCCCGGCCTTTGGGCCAGAGAGCAACAACTCCAGGCTGTCGCCCGGACCACCCATCACATCGCCCACCAGGTATTTGTTCTGGCGGCGCTTGCCCGAAGGCCAGATATCCACAGCCAGGAGGGCCAGCTGGTCATTGAGGGCCGTGCGGATTTCGGATTTCTCTCGATTGGCATCGGCGCCATCACCCACTGCTTTGCGCGTGTTCGATGTGGGTGCATCGTTGAAATCAAGCATGCGCACCTCCCCCTTGGAGCGCCGCGTCTTGTTCTTCAAGCAGCTTGTGGGCATAGGCAATCTGCCACTGGTGCAGCTCACCCAATCTGAAGCGGACCAACCGATTGACGCAGTAAAACGGCAACCCCAGGGCTTTGCGCTTTGCTATTTTGGTGAAGTAGTACAGCGGCAGGTTCAGCGCCTTGGATGCTCGTTTGGCTGTGAGCAGCGGCTCATCGCTGAAGTCGTTCTCGCCTGCTGCTTGCAGGCTCAATGGCGAAGCCAAAGATTCAGGTTCATTCATGAAATAGTCTCCCCTGCAGGTGATCTGTTTCACCCGCATTGGTTGGTAGAAGTTGGAATCCGCAGGACGCTGCGTCCTGCGGTGGATTCAGGACAATCGACTCAAAGTCGTGTCTATGGCGATTGATCCAGTTGCATGCGAGCAGGCGGGTACTTGCTGCGCTCGTGTTCTTGCACCATGGCCTCGACATAGGTCGTGACCACGGCATTGATCAGCCGCAGGGCCTCGTGCTGGGTGTAGCTCGACAGTGGTCGGTCCATACCGATTTCATCGGCAGCCTCACCCAGCGGCTTAAGGCACTGCTGCACGGCAACCAGTTCGGCTTCCGATGGATCAATCACGCCAGCTCCCGTCGGCAAAGTGCCCTCGCGCTCGAGTGCCCGCACACCGGCCGCGTACAGCCGGTGGAAACAGGCCTGACAGCGCAGTGAGCAAAAGATCCAGTCGATGGGGTACCGCTTGGGATGCCCCACCTTGAAGCGAAGATCCACATGACCGAAGCCCCTGGCTTGACGGGAACACACCCAGCATTTCATGCAGCCTCGCCATCACTGCGCCCATGCAGGTCGAGTCTGCGCATTGCCAGGACGGGGGGTGTAAGAGGTCCCCGGCTGGGGTGCTGGTACCGCCGATACGGGAGAGGCCATTGCCGGGGCACCACCGGAACCATTGCCTCCACCAGAGCCACCATCTCGTTGCAACTTGGCCTGCATCAGCTCTGCGTACTCTTTGTGATCGGGCTCGATCACCAGCCGGATGATGTTGCGGTACTCGCCCTGGCCATCCTTCTCAATGCCGATCCGGGCTGCGAATTCGGCACCATCGAGGTCACCGAAGCTGCGGATCTGGCGGGCACGCTGCGCTTCTGGGGAGTCGTCATCAGGGTGGATGTTGCGCGAGCTGTTGAGCACGGCTTTGATGAAGCTGCGGCCCATCTGCGCCCAGGTCGGCCCCTTGTTGGAGTGCAGACCGACATTGCTCCAGATCTTGCGTTTGGCAAATGGTCCGGTGAGCAGCACGAACTCGCAGGAAAGGAAAACTGCGCCGGTTTCATCCGATGCCGTGGCATAGCCGCCCGTCCAGCCCCTGCTGGCGTCGTCGTAGCCACCAGGTTTGATTGCCATGCGCACCAGTGCTTGGGTGCCCTTGGGGATCAGGTTGAACTCGCCTTGCTGGGCATCGGCGTCATTGAAGTCGCACCAGGCACCCGGGGCGCCGTGGGCCGAAGATTGGCCATAGGTTGCGGCCTGGTTGTAGCTGTCGTGGTTCATTGAAGGTTTTCCTGTTGTGTGGGGTTGTGTTCTGGTTTGTCCAAGTGGCAGTCCGCTCAAAGCTGGACTTCGCCGACCCAGCGGATCTGGAAGGTGGGTTCGGTGATCAGCTCCTTGCGGGCGGGCTGGAAGGCCGCGCGCAGCAGTGGGTGCCAGCGGGCGTAGTCCTGCTCGGCCACCGAGAACTGAACTTGCATGAAGTCCTGGACACGGTCACCTGCGACGACCATCCGCTCGGCGATATCAGACAGGTGCTGCTGGTCCCAGACGATTTCTTTGGG